CATAAAATCTACTGGATTTTCTTATGAAGAAATCAAAACACTAATGAGAGATTCCATTGTAAATACTGGATGTTCATTTACACCATCATCGAAAGCCGCAAAACAGATGATATGAAAAAGACCAATAAACCATTGTTCATGTGGGCTGGTGGTAAGACGCGAATGATAAAACGTTATACTGAAAGCGGTCTATTACCAACTATTTTTGATACTTCTGTAGATAACTATGTGGAGCCTTTCTTTGGAGGTGGTGCAATGTTTCTACATATCAATAAAATATTAAAACCCAAAACTTGTACGATTAATGACATAAATCCTAGTATTGTTAATATATACACCACCATTAAAGAAGATTATATAAACTTTATAAAAGAAGTCGATATATTGGAAGATAAATATATTCCAATGAAAAAAGAAGATCGTAAAAAATATTATTATGAACTTCGCGATAAACACGCTTTTGATTATACTGAATGGACTAAAACTAAAGAAGCGGCATATCTATTCTTTTTGATGAAAACTGGATTTAATGGGTTGTGGCAAATTAATAAAAATACTAATAATAGATTTGGTACTCCTTCTGGTTTATTGAAACAAAAAGATAACGTATATGACAAAGAAAACGTAAAGTTTTGGCATGATATTCTACAAACTACTACCATAACTTGTTTAAATTGGAAAGATGCTATTCCTAAAGAAGAAATAAAAAATAGTTTCTATTTTTTAGATCCACCCTATCGAGGAAGTTTCACCAGTTATGGTCAAACATTTGGAGATCAAGACCAAACTGATCTTGTTTCATTTGCTAAATCTGTTTCTAGTAATAGCAAAGTTCTTCTTTGTAATGATGATGTTAATGATGGATTCTTTCAGAATATTCAAGGTCATTTGAAGATAGAATCTTATGAACTGGTTCATACAGCTGGTAGACGGGCTACCAATACTGATGGAACTAAATCTGCAAAAGCAGTAAAAGAAATAGTTATGTATAATTAAACTTGGAAGAATGTTCTTGACAAACGAAATATATGTAGGAAATAATGTCGATGTATTAAAGACATTCGAAGACGAATCGGTGGACATGTGTATTACCTCTCCACCGTATTATAATTTAAGAGATTACAAGAATTCAGGTCAACTTGGAGCGGAAGCTTCGGTTGACCTTTTTGTGTCCAATTTATGCGAGGTATTTGATGAAGTTCATCGTGTATTAAAACCCACAGGTTCTTGTTGGGTAAATATCGGTGATACCTATGATAAAAAGAAATTATCACAAGTACCATCTCGTTTTGAAATTGCAATGAGTGATCGTGGATGGTATTTACGAAATGAAATTATATGGAATAAACCAAATCCACAACCAATGTCCGTTAAAGATAAGTTCTGGCCGAATCACGAAAAAATATTCTGGTTTGTAAAAAAACTCAAGGGATATTACTTTGATCGTGCACCTATACTTGTGCCTGTAGCAGAAACTACTCTCAAAAGAATGTTTTGTAACAATAATTTGTCAAAACGCAAAGATATTGGAAGAACAGGAAAAGAAGGATACTCCATGACTTCAAAAAAACAGGATAAAAATTTTGAACGAATGAAAGAAGAAGCAGATTTCGATAAGAATTTTAATTATCAGCAATTAATTGATAGTAATAAATGCCCAACCAGGCCAATGTTTACGGTTTGGGACATATCCTCACATTCTAAGTATCACGGAGCACATTTTGCTGTATATCCACCTGAATTGATTAAAGTTCCTATACTTGCAACCTGTCCACCCGAAGGAGTAGTATTAGACCCTTTTGTCGGTAGTGGAACAACTTGTGTGGTTGCTAAAGATTTGAATAGAAAATATATTGGAATAGACATATCAGAAGAATATGCAAAATTGGCTAGAGACAGAATTCCTACTAACCTTGACAATTTCTTTTTTGATGGTATAATATAAAGATGGGACCATTTGATTTTATAAAAGCAATAAATGATGGGAAAGATGTCATGAAAGGCGATTTCCTAGCAGAAAAGGATTATATTCCTTTTTTGATTAACAGGGGATTATCTTTTTTTCAGGATACAGTCATTCAAGTCAATGAAATGAACAGGTTACACTTCCTTGACAACAAACTTCAGTTCGACTATTTACTAAATAACATTAGACCACGAAAACGTTGGTCTAAGTGGTTGAAACCAGACAAAATTGATAATCTAGAAATAGTCAAAACATATTTTGGTTTCGGTAATGAAAAAGCAAAAGAGGCTTTAGAAGTTCTCACCAGCGAGAACATCGAAGAGATTAAGAGTAAACTTGCAAAAGGTGGAATGGAGAAATCAAATGACTATAAACATAGAAGAGATGGTTGAATGTACATTAAAGGAACCTGATGACTTTTTGAAGATTAGAGAAACACTTACAAGAATAGGTGTTGCTTCAAGAAAAGATAAAACCCTATATCAATCTTGTCATATATTACATAAACAGGGCAGATATTTTATTGTACATTTTAAAGAATTATTTGCACTTGACGGTAAACCCACTAATTTTTCAGAGAATGATCAAGCGAGAAGAAATACAATAACGAACCTATTATCTGAATGGGGGCTTATAGTATTGGTAGATTCAGAAAAAACAGCCGAATTAACTGTTCCCTTAAATCAATTAAAGATTCTAGCATATAAAGAAAAAGAAGAGTGGACATTAACAGCAAAATATAATATTGGAAGTAAAAAGGTGATAGATGAGCACAGCAGCAGTGAAGAAGAGTAAAACCACATCATTAAAATTCTACAAATTAAACGAACAAGCACAATTACCAGTATTTGCAACGAAACAATCTGCTTGTTTTGATCTGTATGCAAATTTAATTGTAGATGAAACTGCACAATATTATGGTGCAATTCAAACAAAAGAGTTACCTAGAAGGGTTTCTTTTGATATAAATAGTAATAGACCATATTTACAAGTAAATAATATGGAAAGAATGCTGATTCCTACTGGGCTTATCGCAGATATTCCAGATGGATTTTCAGTTCGATTACATTCAAGGTCTGGTCTGGCATTCAAACAGGGAGTTTATCTCGCAAATTGTGAAGGTATTATCGATAGCGATTATGTCGATCCTATTTTTGCAATGGTGACAAATATCAGTAATGTACCAACGCGGATTTATAATGGAGACAGAATATGCCAAGGAGAACTAGTTCGATGTGAAAAATATACATTGAATGAGTCTGATGAAGCCCCTACTCAAAAAACAGATAGAGAAGGTGGTTTTGGTTCAACAGGTGTGTAATACTTGGTGTATTCATGTCCTATTTTAATTTAATTTTAACGGAGTACAAATGTTAGATAAAGCAGTAGGCTGGTTAAAAAGCCTAACAGACGCAGGACTTTCACTCATCGCACTTGGTGTGGTACTGCAAATACTTTTTGGAGCAGCAGTTCCTTTTATTGGTCTTGATGTTGTCGGCTCAGTTGTTAGTTTAGTCAGCAAGCTCGGCGGAGAAGGATTAGTTGGATTAGCCGCAATTTGGGTTTTGTGGGGAATTTACTCTAAGAAGTAAGTCTTGACAAATCCTAAAAGTATGTTATAATATAAGTATGTGAATTTTATATTATGGAAATACAACTGAAAGGGGTGCTGGTTAATCCTTTGGTGTCCTCGCCCCTTTCTTTTATTATGAATGAAAATTGGAAAATTGAAGAGGATGAAATGGAAACAAAATTTAAGTTAGTAGTAAAAGACTCTGGTAGTTATACAGCAGATTCGTTTACTGAGTTAATTTGGATTGTTTTACGACATCGCCTCCAACATCTATGTAAAGGTGAAGGATGGCGTGATTGAGGTTGTCCATAGTGGAAACCTCGTAACTGTCACCCGCTCTGCGTATGAGGGGTGAATTTTTTTAACCTCGCTTTATAAGGAGGCATTATGGTACTACGCGCATCACACACTCCCCTAGATTTTGGGGATTTCGAAAGAGCTCTAGGATTTTCAATAGGGTTCGATTCAATGTTTGACCGTTTGCTGGGACCTTCCACGCAACACGTTACAAACAATCAAGGGTTTCCTCCCTACAACATCCGAAAAGACGGAGACACCAAGTACTTCATCGAAATGGCCGTTGCTGGTCTTTCAGAAGAGGATCTTGAAGTCGAATTAAAAGAAACCGTTCTTGAAATTCGGTCTAAACAATCTACAGATGATGAAGCTAATTATGTTCATCGTGGGATTGCCAAGAGAACATTTGAGAGGTCTTTTACCCTTTCAGATTATATTGTTGTGAAGGGTTGTGACCTTACTAACGGAATGTTAACCGTTGAACTTGAAAAAGTAATTCCAGAGGAAAAACGAGCACGTTTAATTCCTATTGGAAATAACAAACTCAAGTCGATTAACTAATTCGATGCGCCCATCAGTATTTTATACTGGTGGGCTTTTTGTTCCACTATATATTACAGAAATTTAAACCTATCATTCGGAGATTAAAAAAATGTGTGGAAACGAACATTGCAATTGTGAAAATTGCACCTGTGATCCTTGTACATGCACAGCAGAAAATCAATGCGAATGTGAATAATTATGGAGAAAAATTATGTTACCATTAGCAGGACTATTATTTAATGTTATTTCTAGCCTTGTCGTAGACAAAGCAACAGATTTAGCAACTGAGCATGTGGAAAATATGTTAGAAGATATGCTTCCAGATGATGCTAAAAAAGAATTGGATAAAATCATAAAAGAAGATTCACTCCATACTTTCACAAATGCTAAAGATGCATTGATGGGAGCGGTTGAAGGTAAGTTACCTATACTGAAGGCAGATGGAACACTCAAACCAATAGAAATATCATTTAAAGTTACGTATGATCCCACATCTGGATCAGTTGACATAGAAAAAGAATAAGGAGATTATGGCTGATAGAATAAGATTATCAAAGAATTTTGCACTAGCAGAAATGGTGAAGAGTTCCACAGCAGAAAGATTACGCGTAGATAATTCGCCAGGTTCACATCATCTTGTGAATCTAACACATCTTTGCATTAATATTCTGCAACCAGTTAGAGAAC